GTGCAAGTGCAAATAGGTCTGTAAGTAGGAGTGCAAATAGGAAACGTACTAGGGCGACAAATGGGCCAGAGTCACGTTCTAGTTTGACTAGGTCTTCTGCAAGATCTATTCGTCTTCCGACGAATACAACACGTGGGGCAAGATCTGATTTGAGTGCGCAAAATGCTTCTTTTTTTAGGGGGGTAGCTGCTATTAAACGATACTCAAAGGGTCATCAGGTACATTTCCCCCCTTCTGTTATGCGTAATGTAAAATTCGCTGATAAAGTTGGGCGTCGCCTCACAGAAAGTGTATTAAAGGGCGAGATACCCTCACGAAATGATATGAAAAAACTCAGAAAGTGGGTAAAGGCCGCAGAATCTAACGGCTCTAACGGCTCTAACAACGCTTAAACTCTGCTCAGCCATTTCTTTATAGGAATGGCGGCGAAACAACCCTGTAAAGGTGCGCTGCTTGTTAGCGGCGAACCTGGCACAGGAAAGTCACGATGGATACGCGAAGAGGCAACATTCGCAAAGGCGAAACTCTTTCGCTGGAATGCGAGGACGGATCGCAGTCTTCGCGAAGGCCGCGAGGTACTTCACCAGCAAGTACGCTCGAAGGAGCGCCTCTTCGTATGGATTGAAGGGGCGGATGATCTCACCCAGGAGGCGCAGGCATTTTTGCGTCGTATTTTGGAGACGGCCGCCACGAATGTGACGTGTGCCCTGGAAGTGCGGGAGATATGGAAGCTGTCTCCACCCATTCTTTCGCGCTGTACAGTTGTTACAATGCGCTCGGAACAGTCACATAGAGTCCTCAGAAACAAGTCTATTGCGAATCATATTGGTCTATCAGTTGCGAAGCCAAAGGGGAATGAACTCCCGGTATGGTCGGATATCCCACGGCTTCGAATGGAGGGAGAGGATCCCTATGAAATCATTGAGAAGATCTTGGAAGTCTATGGGCCTTCCCATAGGATGGTACAGGAATGCATACGGGCTATTGGGTCGGGCTCCTCTCCTTGGATACAACTGAGCGAGTTTCTTGTAAATATCCCGCGTTCTATTCCGAAATGAGAACTCCGCCTATATTCCAGATATTTCTCCGCAATGGATCTAACTGGCGAAGGTGTTAGCGTTTATTCAGAGGCGAAGGGTGAGTACACGAAGCAGTTATGTCAATATATGTTGCCGGCGCTGCAGCAGTACTTTCTCGACATGATGGATGAGGCGAAGCAGAAGGAGTCTAATGTGAATAAGGTTCTCTTGATGTTTCAGCAGATCTTGGAGGGTGTGCCTGAGTGGAATGCTGACAAAGTGCAGCGGGAGACGAGTGCGCTGACCACTATGACGCATTGTGATTATCTGGAGGAACTGCTGACGGCCGTGTTTATTGCTCATACGAAAGTTCTTTCTGCAATCCGTTTGACAAGCAAACAGAAGAAGTTGCAGATTACGATTCCCAGATTGGAGCATTTCCTTCATAGGACGATGATTGAGTGTTCTCGCCTTCTTTGGAGTAACACGTATTTGTTTTCTACGGCGGCCCCCTCGATGGAAAGACAGAAGAATCTTCGGCATATCGAGGGGATCCTACATGATGGGATTCAACAGGCGATTCGTAGCATGTTGCCTGTGAAGAATATTTTACGCGAATATCTGAAGGAGGATGATGACGATGATGAGGATGAGGAAACCGTGGAGGCCGCTGAGCCTGCTGAGCCTATGAAGGTGCAAGATGTGCCAGAGGTTATGGAGCCTTTAGAGGATGCTGCAGAGATTATAGAACCTGAGAAGCCTGTGCCAAAGGTGGTGAAGTCTGAGGAAGTTGCAGAGCCTGAGAAGGATGTAGAGCCTGAGAAGATTTTAGAACCTGAGAGGGTTTTAGAGCCTGAGAAGGTTTTAGAGCCTTTAGAGCCTGAGAAGCTTGTCAAGTCTATAGAGCCTGAGAAGGTTATAGAGCCTGAGAAGGTTATCAAGCCTATAGAGCCTCCAAAGCAACCCATTTCATTCACTGGGATGGATACTTCAGGTCCTCAAGCGCCCGATGAAAACATACAAATCCTAGATGAGTCTCCGGAACAGCTTGACGGATTTGAGGATATTGGAAGCGATATTCTCAGTATGGACTTTGAAGTCCTAGCCTAAAGACGTGCGTCAATGAACCCCCTTTTTTTTCCTACTGAGCGGCCAGAATGTCACAAACTCCCCTAGTCACTGGAATGATCCTAGGAGGCGTTGTTATTTCGGCACTCGGTGCAGCGAGCACCCACTTCGTAGAAGAGAAGAAGCCCACGGTCAAAAGCCTCGGTCGCGATTTTATTATCGGCTCCATCATGGTCGCTATGATCATGCAGCTGCTTCCCGAATCTACAACAAGTATTGTAGAGTTTCTGGTTGCTCTTGCACCTCTGACGCTGTTTACACCCAGTAAAGCAGAGCCAGTGGAGATTAAAGAGGAAATGGAAGTAAAAGTCGGTGTTCCAAAATTCTAGAGATATAAATAACAAAGTGGGCTTTGATCGCGAGCATAAGAATAAGACTATGAAAAAGAAGAAGCACGCTAAATAAACAACTGCCACTTGCGCACATTCCCAACTTCTGACGGGTTCACTTGGAACTGGTCAAAAGCTGGATGCGTCAGTTGCTTTGAAGGCACTGCCCCATGAATGGAGGCCGCGATATGCTTGTAGAGATCGAAATCAGGGAACCGCTCAGATCCATCCGCATTCAGGAGAACATTCTCCCCCTCATCATCAATCATCCAAGACCACAGACAGTTAAAAAGAGGTGACACTGTCTCGCGGATCTCCATGCCCTCCTCTGAGCTCAAAATGACACCACCTTCAATCTCCTCAGGTGGATCAGGATAGAGTGACTCGAACAAGCTGACAGCAAGGCGGCACAGATCAAAAGAGGGATTGGGCAGCACCTCCTTACGAGGATTAGAGTGAAGAGGCTTGAAAGAGTACTGTCCTTCCGCGTCATTTCCAGGGCCAAAGTCATCACTGATAAACTGTGTGCCGTTGATGGTGTAAATAGAACGGCCGAAATCAATGATACGGAACATCTTACCAAACGTGGGAACCTTAAATATGGCCCCAGACTTCAGCGTATAATAGAGAAACTCCTCCTCGGTATTGGTCCAGACAATGTTGTTCGTGTGAAGATCATTGTGCGTGAATCCGAAAATGTTCTGCGCCACGATGAGCCCTGCAATGACCTGGAAGATCCATGCAGACCAGCGCAACTCCCATTCGGGCGTCCCGTGCTTCGCCCCCACAGCCTCTATAGAGTCGAGGAGTGCATCCATCGTACCATTGTTCTTCTCGAGTGCAATGAGCATAACAGGGAAATCACGGAACTCGGAATAAATCGTGTATTGGTCGTATGTCTCTGAGATATCAGAATCACCTGACTCGCCTGACTCACCAGATTCGCCCTCAGAGTCCTCGTTGAAAGAAACTGCTGACATCTCATCCGAGTGTAAGGAGGCAATCTCATCACTGACCTTTACCTCCTCGACCTCGACCTCCTCTTCAATATCACTGTCGACTTCAATCTCATCTGTTTCCGAAGCGTCCGTCTCAGAACCAGACTCGGAATCAGAATCAATGACAGAAGGCTCCTTCAAATAGTCATCAATCACATCTTTGGAGAGAGGAACTTCGGGGTTACGTTTATCGAGAACACAGATCTTGAAGACCCCATTCTTCTGCCCCTCCCACAGCCAACCCGTGTTCCTGTACTCCTCAAACTCCTCCGTAAGATTGTATCTATAGATGTCGGCACGCGCACAGAAGGCGCCGTAGAACTCATTGAAATGGGGCGAGATTCCCTCCTCCCGTAGGCGGCCGAGAGCATAGGATGCCACTGCCTCCACGTAGGCCTGATTCCCAGAATCCTGTAACTTTGTCCAGGCGGAAGTCCAGGTCTTCGTGTGGCCTGGCAGCCCATTCTGCTTGGGAAGACTGTACTTCCGCTTCATCCATCGAATGGGGTCCAGCAGATGCGTCACCTTCATGTAGCCGGCCTGGACCTTTGACTCCGGGTCCGAGCCAGGAGTATCCTGGTTCAGTACGAGGTTCAGCGAACAGGGGCCAGATGTTCCAGAAATGTCAATCCCCGAGATTCTCCATTTCGAGTCCAGCCAGATGTTCTCGGTTTCCTCCTTCGTGAGATTGTACAGCTTAGTGAGTGCAGGAAAGAAGGTCTGGAGGGAGTTGAACCCCCGCACGGCACAAAGTTCTTTAGGTAGAGGCGCCAACCGGAAACGTGGAGTAGGCAGTGTCATCCCCCGGAGATTGGTATCCATTCTTACCGGGTTTAAGAGCCTTTACATCGCGGTATGACGCACGCGAAAAAAAGTTTATATACCTACAGTTGTGAATGTCCGGGGCTGTGAATGTATCATTGAAGAAGTTTGACATGCGCAAAATCCCTCAGGATGCCGTGGTGATTTTCATTGGCCGTCGTCGTACAGGTAAATCCACCCTGGTTCGTGACCTGTTATATCATCATCAGGACATGCCCCTCGGGACAGTTATCAGCGGTACAGAGGAGTCGAACTCCTTTTATGGAAAGATGATCCCTCCCCTTTTCATTCACGGGGAGTTCTCGCCTCTCATTCTGGCCAACTTCGTGAAGCGGCAGAAGATGATTATGGGCCGGATCCAGCGTGAGCAACAGGGGGGCGGCCAGTCACGCCTGGATCCCCGTTCTTTCATGATTCTGGATGACTGTATGTACGACGACAGCTGGACCCACGATAAGAATATTCGCTATCTTTTCATGAACGGGCGTTGGCTGAAGGTGTTTTTTATTATTACGATGCAGTATCCTCTGGGTATTCAGCCAGCTCTCCGGACTAACGTGGATTTTGTCTTTATCCTGCGTGAGCCCTATACGACCAACAGAAAGCGCATTTTCGACAACTATGCCTCCGCCTTCCCAAGTTTCGAGTTCTTCTGTCAGATCATGGACCAGTGTACGCAGAACTTCGAATGCCTTGTTGTGGACAACACGAGTCAATCGGCTAAGTTGGAGGATTGTATCTTCTGGTATAAGGCCGACCTACACAGCGACTTCCGCATCGGGGCGGCGGAGTTCTGGCAGCATTCGGCTAACTATTTCCGTGATAAGCAGGAAGAGGAGGA